CAAGGTTACAACCAATCCTAGCTATGATCACTACCGCAGGCGTTAACAAGAACGGTGTGTGTTATGAACAACGTAAATATGTAGCTTCAATATTGGACGAGGAAAGCAGCGAGGAAAACGATTCTTACTTAGGCGTTGTATTTTCGATTGATGAAGACGACGACCCTTATGATTCTGATCAATGGGTAAAGGCTAATCCTTGTTTAGATATTTCTAAGCCTATGGACTCAATAAGAGAAAACGCCAAGCTAGCAAAAGTATCAGGCGCGGCAAGAATCAACTTTTTAATAAAAGATTTAAACCGATGGGTAGATGGCGGCATTCGCTGGATTGATAAAGTTAAATGGGAGGCTTGCGGTATTGAGTTGCCCGAGAATCTTAATGATCTTGAATGCTGGTTAGGTGTGGATTTATCAATTAAAGGCGATGTAACCGCGCTGCTTAAGTTATTTAAGGGTGACGGTGTTTGGTATGTTAAGCCAGAATTTTACTACCCGAGAGAATCACTAGCCTTATTACCACCAGAGCTAAAAGTAATGTTTAAGCGCTGGGAGGATGAGGGCCATCTAATTATTATGGACGGTCACATGATTGACTTAGCCCAGATAAAAGACCGCATTGTTGAGCTCACTAGCGAATTAAACATCAAAGAGGTGTGTGTTGACCCTTGGAAAGCACACCAGCTTAACCACGAATTAGACAAGCTAGATATACAAACTTTAGAAGTTGGTCAAACGGTTAAAAACTTCTCTGAAACGATGGAGACAATCGACGGTTACATTGATAGCAAGTTTATTCTTCATGATAACAATCCCGTTATGGATTGGATGATGGGTAACGTTGAGGTATCTATTGATAGAAACGACAACATATTTCCGCGCAAAGCTAACGATGATCGCAACAATAAAATTGACGGGGCTACGGCTTTGTTTACTGCTGCACATCGCGCCTTTATTGGTGGTGGTGAGCCTAGTTTAGATGATTACCTTAGTAATCCAATACAAATAAGTTTATAGAGGTTTTATATGTCATTAAGAACGATGCTCGGTGGCTGGTTGATGGGTAACGCTACCGCTCAAAAGGCAGGTACCCAAACAGCACAACCAAGCACCAGCAGTAACAGCCCGATAACAGTAACAGAAGATACAGCAATGCAAGTATCAACGGTAAATCGTTGCGTTCGTGTTCTTGCTGAAACAGTGGCTAGCTTACCTATAAAGGTTTATGAGAAGTCAGCAGACGGAAAGTTAACCGAAGTTGATGATGCACCCAACAATCCATTGTGGTTCCTGTTAACGCAGAGCCCTAATAAATGGCAAACGGTTCAAGAGTGGTTAGAGACATTCTTTCTCAACTTGGTTATGCACGGCAACGCATTCAATCACATAGAACGCAGTGTAAGCGGTAAAATTGTTGGTATAACTTCTTTATCTGCTCAACATATGACCGTTAAGAATATCGACGGTGAACCCGTTTATATTCACTCTGATATTGACGGCAACACGATAGTAATAGCCCACATTAATATGTGGCATTGCAAATTACTTGGTAACGGAATGATGGGATTAAGCCCGTTAGGATTTGCTAAGGGCTCTATCGGTTTAGCTAACGCTTGTGAAGATTATTCGAGTAAGTTTTTCTCCAATGGTGGTAAACCTGCTGGCGTTATAAGTACAGACAAATTATTAACAGTAGAGCAGCGTAGGCAGCTAAAAGAAGCTTATAACATTGATAGCCAGTTAAGCGTTAGTGATGGCAAACATCAAAACATGGTGCTTGAAGCCGGTATGAAGTACACAGCGGTACAGGCTAGGCCAGATGAAATGCAAATGTTAGAGACTCGAAATTATCAAGTTGAAGATATAAGCCGTTTCTTTGGTGTTCCTTTATTCCTTTTGAACTCAGCTACAAAAAGCACTACTTACGGTAGCGGCTTAAGCGAGATCATGGCTAGCTTTTACTCACTAACAATGCGCCCTTACCTAACAAGGTTTGAGCAAGGAGTTAGAAAGCACTTAATGACTCCAGGAGAGCGCCGTCAATATGTTGTTGAGTTTGATTTTTATCACTTGCTAATGACAGACCCTAAGTTAAGGGCGGAAATTGACGCCAAAGAAATAAGCTCAGGTATCCGAACTAGCAACGAGATAAGAAAAAAACGCGGCCTACCACCTAAAGATGGTGGCGATTCGCTAGTAGTTAACGGCGGCTATCTCAGGCTTGAGCAAGTCGGAAAAGAAACAAACAACCAGGGGTAACAATGGAACATTTAAAACTAGCATTTGATTTATGTAATATCAAAATGGCGAAAGACGAGCCTTACACCTTTGAAGGTTACGCCAGCGTTTTTGATGGTGACGACGATGTAAGCGACACCATTTTAAAGGGTGCCTTTCTAAACACCATAGCGAACAATAAAAAGCCGATAGGATTCTTTAACCATAAACATGAATCAGTTCCAATCTGTAAATGGCTTGAGCTGAGAGAAGATGAACACGGCTTATGGGTAAAAGGTCAGTTAACTAAAGGCATACGATTAGCTGAAGAGATTCGGCTAGCAATGCTTGCTGAAACTATCGACGGTTTAAGCATTGGCTTTACACGGTTAGTTGAGGGTGTTGATTACGAAGCTAAAGCAAATGGCGGCCGTATCATTCGAAACATTCCTAACATGCCGGAAATATCAATCGTGGGGTTTCCCTGTGACGGTGAAGCACGCATCACACTAGATACGGTTAAAAGCTCACTGGAAACAATCGACACATTAAAAGATTTTGAATCAGTGCTGAGAGAGTCAGCAGGTTTCTCAAAGAAAGCGGCTACTTTATTCGTAGCTAAATGTAGGAACTTACCACAGCGCGATGCTGGCGGTGATCTAATACAAGAACAAGAATTATCAAACTTATTATCTAACTTTAAACTTTAATTATTAGGATTCAAAAAAATGACTACTCCAACTATCGAGCAAACAGTAGCAAGCACATTAGAAAACATTAAAAGCCAAGTATCAGCAGCAGCGGATAAAGGCAGCAAAGAAGCTTTGGAATTAAAAGGCACCGTGGCAAATTTAGATGGACAACTTAAAACCATGCAAACAGAAATGAACGAGTTACAACAAAAAGGTCAACGCGCACCAACTGAGCAAGCTTTAAGCCTTGGTGGCACTGCTGTAGCAGGTATGGACTTAACCCAAAAATCAACAGCTTTTACCATTGAAGGTAAGGCAGCGGTTAGCCCTATCTTGGCTACTACTCATAACTCGTCTGGCGGCACTGGCGCTGTAGCTGGTCAACGTTCTGATAAGGTAGCGGCTATTGCTAATGAAGCCCTTACCATTATCGACTTAATTACCGTTATTCCTTCAACGTCTAGCTCTATTGAGTATGTACAAGAAGTCGGTACTGTAATGAATGCGGCGGCGGTTGCTGAAGGTTCGGCACTACCTGAAACCAAGTTCGATTTTAAATTAAAAGCTTTACACATTGCGACGGTTGGTCACTTCACGCGTGTATCTAAACAGTTCCGTAATGATGCGCCAGCATTGGTTGCTCTTATTGATACTCGTATGTTGTTTGGTGTTCGTCAGAAGCTAAATAGTGACTTAATTAGTGGTGACGGTGAAATGCCTAACATCAGTGGTTTTGTTGGTGTTGTTGCTAACCATACGGCTTACTCTCCTGCTGCTGGTGATAAAGTTTTTGAATCATTACGCAAAATGATTGCAGCGGTTGAAGATGCTGAATATTTCCCTAACGCTATTATCATGAACTCTGCAGACGTAGCAGCCATGGATTTATTGAAAGATACTGCAGGTAACTTTATTGCTGCCGACCCTCGCACAGGCTTAAACGCTAGAGCATGGGGTTTACCTATCATCAAATCTAAAGCCATTCCAGCGGGCAAAGCTATGGTTGCTGATTTAGCTAACGCTTGTACATTATGGGACCGCGGCGAAACTACTGTTGAAGTTTCTGAATCAGATGGTGATAACTTCACTAAAAACTTAATCACAATTAAATCTGATGGTCGTTTCCAGTTAACAGTTGAATTGCCAAAAGCTGTTATTTACGGTTCATTCAAAGGTGCATAGCATTAGCTAAGTATTAATAAAGGCCATCATTGCGATGGCCTTTTTATTTGCCTTAAATTAGGAATTATCATGACTAGCAAAAAAACAAAAGCTGTTGAGATTGAAAACAAAATGATTGCATCGCGTGACTTCTTTGA